TGGAAGTAGAAGTAAAGCAGTTCCTAAGCGAGGTCAATGACCTATTTATTAAATTGAAAGAGAGGCTGTAAATGGCATATGAAATGAAAGATGGCAGTTTTAGTCTATTTAAGAATGACAAAAAACTCACAGACAAACACCCTGACTATAAGGGGTCAATCAAGATCAATGGAGTGGAGCATTGGTTTGATGCCTGGTTGAAGGATGGCAAAAAGGGGAAGTTTTTATCTGGTCGGATTGGAGATCCAAAGAAACAAGGATTTACTCCAAAAGGTGATGATGAAATGCCAAGAAGTAGTGGCATCCAAGATGACGAAATACCTTTCTAAGGAAAAAAATCATGAAGAAATTTTCTATAGCAATAGTAGCAAATTTGTTATTAGTCGGTAGTGCATTGGCCTGTCAAACACAGACTCTTGTAGTTGGAGGTAAACTACAGGTATGCACAATCTGTGGCTCAGTAGTGAGCTGTATGTAACCCCCAGATGAGATCGGCATCAGTAGGTGCAATGCCTACACCCTTCACAAGGAGTGCTCTCCCCCTACCGATCAGGAGAGCAATATGAATGCATCGCATACATATTACGAAAGAAACAAGATAAAGGATGTTGGGGAGCAGCTATTCGAGAAATACTGCAAAGAGAAAAATTACAAAGCAGTTAGGATTGGGTTTGATTCCCACAAAGATCCAATAAATAATTTTTCCAAGATAAATCCATATCTTAGGAATCTGCCAGACTATGTTGTAGAAACAGAAAAAGGTCTGTTTGTAGTCCAAGTAAAAGGCACATCGAATATCAAGAAGAAAGAGGCTGAGATGATCCCACTATTCCTAGAATGGTATGGATCGAAAGGAGCACCATTGGTCTATGCATTCTGCTTTGCAGAAAGACCACCTGTCATTATGTATGCAGAGAAAGTGATTGAGTTGTATAAAAACTCAGTAGAGAAGTTGTGGGGAGATGGGGTTGTGTATCGGACTTTAGTTGTTTAGGTAGAGATTAGACTCATCCTGTCTACGAATGGTGAGGCCTCTGAGAACTTTGCCTCCTGCCTTGTTCCATTTCAGAAATTCTTGCGATGCACCAAACACATCACCTCTGTTGTGTTTTCGCCTCAGGGTTGATGCCTGTAGGTTTCCAAGACCAAGGTTGAAAGCGAATGACACAAGTGCATCAAACCGATGCTGAGTAAGATGATTAGGGCATAGTCGTAATATCCCTCTTTCAAATCTCTCAACATCTTTTTTAAGAAGTTCATTTACTTCTTCCTTTGTAAACCGCCTAAACCACTCTATAGGCAGAGTTTTGCCATCGCCTATAAGATGCCCATATCCTACTGTCCAAAGCCCTATAGGGTCTTTATAGGGTTCTAATCGGCATCCCTCATGCTTCTTTATTAGGGATAACCCTGATTCGCTTACTTTCACCGCTTACTAAATGCTTGGCTGCCAAACCAGAAGGCAATAATGGATGACCAGATCGTAATGGTTTCTTCTGACCAAAGAATGTCTAAAGCCTCATCGAATGGCACAGAATGATGCCAGGCATACCAAAATCCTGCTACTTCTACAAACAAGAAGATAAAGAACATTCCATAGGTAACAGCAGGCCGAACCATTGCTCTAGCATTGATAACCCATTTATCTGCACCTTTGGCTAGATCGGTATCATGCTGATAAAGAGCAATTTTTTCGTCTCTCAGAGCTCCAATTTCTATTTGGTCGGTTCGGATCTCCTCCACCCTAGCTTGAGCCAGATAGCCTTCTTTTGATAGCTGTAGTTCCCTTTCTGTTTGTAGTCGAGCCATTTCTAACTCATGCTTTTTGTCTGACCGATCTTGGAAGAAGTCCAAAAACTTAGGCAAACCACCAGCAAGAAAAGAAAGAAGTGTAGAGACTAAAGTAATCATCTGAATCCTGATAGTCTAGGAGAGAATACAAAAGTAGACTGCCATTCATCTGGTTTTGGGTTTACATTAGGATCGACTAAACCCATAATGTTCCAGCCAAAGTTGCAGTAGATGCAGCGATTAAAACCTATGGGCTTGATCCAGCGAAACAAAAATAAACCATTAGCTTTTACAAAACACCATCCAGCTTTAGCATTGTCATTGTCTCGAATGGTTGGATCGCCTTTAACGATTGTTGTGTATGGTGTGTATACATACTTTAGTCCAAATGAGTATGCAGGGTTTCTCCATAGCCATTTGACCATTGCCCAATAAGACTTGCCATTGATCTGCTCGAATGTAGCATCGCCTTCTAAAGAATTATCTGGTGTCATAAACCAGTTTAACCATTTAGGTAGACGATGACCAAGGCCAATATAGGAATGGTTATCCATCCACCCCATTTCTAGTTTGGAAAACAAAGGCAGAATAGGTGCTAATAGCACTCCTAATAGTGTTATTAAGAGTGATATTGGCACTAATACTATGTAATAAATATAGATCATTTCTTGAATACTAACTCAGCTAACCAGGTTGCAAAGCCACCAAAGACAGATGCAGCTCCCATAATAGCCCAGAGTGAGCCTTTGGATCTTTCAGCCATTGCTACTAGCTTTTTGATGTCTGCTTCCATAGTATTTACTTTGATTTCCAGATTTTCAACAGCATTTACTAGTTTTCCATACTCTACTGGATCAATATCAGCCATGATTTGCGAACTTTCCATGATATTTGTTTCTTGCTTCAATCATTACAAGTTCAGCAAGTTCTAAGTCATCATAACTACCAAGAATAATTCTTTTGCCATGAACAGATATTCTTGGCTCATATTTTTTGGTATCAGGTCTTATTCTGATTCCTTTTATGCCAATTTTATTATTAGGATAAATCTTTTTATTCCAACAATTTTGAGCTTTATTTGCAAGCCTTAAATTTTCAATTTTGTTGTTTGATTTGTTTCCATCAATATGATCTATATATTTTGGAATTTTTCCATAATGATAAATCCAAATTGCTCTATGAGCCATTATGTTTTTACCAAATATATCAATAACAATGTAGCCAGTTGGTTTTAAGCATCCAGCTACTTTGTTTGTTTTTTTCCAATATAAACTTCCATCTTTGTATGTAAATAATGATTGAATAAGATCTTTATCAATTTTAAAGCCACTCATCCTAACCTCCGCTTACCAATCGACTTTTTTGCAGTAGGTTTCTTTTTAGTCGCGACTTTTTTGCAAATTGGATCTTTTTCTTTAGGTATAAACCCTAATTTGTCCATGATCCATACAATAGTGAAGTTCATTGCACAGTTTCCTCTTTCTTCTCTAGGCTTGCTTTTAGTAGATTGACAAAAGCATCTTTACCTACTTTTAGCTGATCTAAATTAAACTGTGTAGAGGCAATCTTGCGATCTAAATCTAGGCAATGATTGACAAGTAATTTCTGCTCATCAGTCATGCTTTCAAAGTCATGCTCTACACCATCGATTGTAATGGGTTGTGTTTTTTTCTCGCCCATATTGTTCTCCTAAAAAATGTCACTAAACAAGGCTAGTGACTTGCCTTTAACAAGCCATCAATACACAAGGCACACAGTATGAACCATCTGCATATGTGCAAGTTACATGATTTGATGTTACTTTAGCGATAGTCTTAGAACGCACAATATCATCACCTTGTGGTTTAGCAGTTCCATCTCCAGCAGACATTAGCAAATCGCCTTTTTGAACTACAACATTTTGTGCAATACGAATAATCATATCGCCTGTCATAGCCACATTCATATCGTCTGATTGGCATTGCTCATCAAAAGTCCAACTTACAAAAACACCTGCCACATTAGTATCGCCATCAATATCAGATACTTTCATTTTGTTTAACTGTTCGTTTGGCAATTGTTCGCCATCTTTAGTCCATACGCACATATCGTCAAGGTTAGACATAACTGTGCCTTTTAACAGCGTATTGTCTTTTTGATTATTAGGTAGCTGTGACCAGCGAGATAAGTGACCGCCATTATAAGAAACAGTAGTTCCTGATACAGAAATTGAGCCTTCTTTAGTAGTTGCTTGAAAAAACTCTACCAAATCCCCATCATTAGTTAATCTATTAATAGATAATGCAGCAGAACCATTTCTAGTAATTAAACAACCGCCATCTGAATCTACCCGAAACCCAGCTGTTCCAAAATCTAAAGCTGTTTTTCCAACCAACAATTCACCACCAGAGGTAATAACCATTCGGTAACTACCATTATTAAACCCTAAGTAGCCGCCACCAATCGAAGCAGCGTTATCAGTTGAAAGAAATCTCCAAGTACTACCGCCTGTTCCTGTTGCTTGTAATGAAAGTCCAGCAGCTACGGACGCAGCAGCATGAATCCTATCTCCTGGACTGCTAGTACCAATACCTACATTACCACTAGAGTCAATACGCATCCGTTCTGTTGCTATGCCAGTAGTAGCTGTTCCGAAGCTAACTGCACCAGTGACCCTGCCATCAACACGAACAAATGCACTTCTTTTTGTCGCATCAAAAACAGCTTCATCTCCAGCACTATCTAAGTAAAAATTTGAACCAAAGGCTGCATAAGTTCCACTAGCATCTGCATAGCTTGAAATAGTTACATCAACATCAGAAGTTGAAGATTGAAGTCTAATTTTTGGTGTATTAGATGCTGCTGCTGGTAAAGTAATTAATCCATCAGGTGAAGTAACACCAATCCCTAACCGACCTGAAGAATCAATCCGCATTGCTTCTACACCACCTTCTGTAAAGGCAATAGTGTCGGCTGCTGGGAAGAATATACCTGTGTTGGTATCGCCTGATGTGGTGATAGCAGGTGCGGATACTGTGCCAGCAGAAAATGTTGCTACACCGCTTGCAGATAAAGTAGTAAATGCACCAGTATTAGCTGTAGATGCACCGATAGGTGTATTGTTGATCGAGCCACCAGAGATAACAGGACTTGTAAATGTATTGCCTGTAAATGCAACACCAGTAATAGTGCCACCAGTAATCTTGGCAGCAGTCATGGTATATGTGCCATCTCGAATGCCATCTCCGACATCTCGGATCTGTGCCATCATATCTCTCATGGTGTCATTTACAGCCGATGGGAGCATCCCCTCTGGTGCGCCATCTGGAGGAGTTGCATTGTTATTAGCAGGGGTTAGAGAATACTTTGTATATGCCATGATTTTCCTTACTGTTGTTCTGTTTGAAATTCACCAGATAATAAGCCTCGAAGTCCTGTAACAGGGACATTATAAGATCTTGGTTGGAGTTCTGGCATCCTTCCAAGTCGCATCTGTGCTGCTAGGTTTTCAATTGCTGTCCTTCTGATGTTTTCTGCTCCTACTCTTGCTGCTCCTGCACCTGCTGCCAATGGAAGGCCGACATAAGGATTTGCATAAGATCCAGCACCAGCAACAGCACCTGAAACAACACCTGTTGGAGCAAACTTTCCATAGAATCTTAATAAGTTTTGGAATGTTCCACCATTTGCAGCTTTGATAATTTGCTCTTGTTCTTGCTTTGTAAACAATCGCATTTTCTTTTCATTTTTGGCTAATTGTCTTAACTGTTTAGCCATTGAGTTTTCTTCACCAGATGCAGTAAATTGAGTTCTGTCTAGTTTTGCATTCTCTAGCATATCCTCAAAAACCTCTGATTTTTTGAGTTTGCTATAAGAAGTTCTAGCATCTTTCCAAAGATCTAAAGATTCTTTGCTACCACTAATAATTGCAGAATCAGGAGCATTTAGGATTGTGTCATCAAACTCATCTTTAAGAATGGTAGCCAATCGTCTTTCATCTGGATCAATGCTCTTTTGTGCTCCTTGAATCATTTTTCTTAAAGCCTGCAATTCGGTAAAGTCTTTTGGTGTAGTAGTGTTTACAGCCTCATCTAATGCTGCTGCAATCTTAGGATAGGCTTTAGGTGTATATCCTTCTCCTCTAAGGTCTTTGCCGATCTGATCCATTCTATTAACAAATGCTGTAGAGTCAAATAAGACACCAGATTCTTTAGCCTTAGTAAATAAGTTTGTAGATTCTTGTGCTAATTGTTCTGCTGTTGGTGCTCCTTTTGCTTTTTTAGTAGCTGTAGCACCAAATGGAGCAGCAGTTGTAACTCCAGCAATCATACCTGCTAATGGACTGCCTGTAGCCTCTGTAACATATTGTGCAGTAGCAGCAGATGGTGCAGATGCAGCGACCTGTGCTTTTGGAGCTTCTGCTAATCGCTTAGATACTTCCCTAGTAACAGGGCTAACTGCCTGTTGTCCTAATTTCATTAAAGCAGGTAATTGTGCCAATGTAGAACTAATGCCACCTGCACCTGCCTCAATCATTCTTTCGCCTCGGCTCTCAGGCTCGGCTAAACCCATCTGTGTCATGGCTTGACTTGCTACTTGGCTAGGCATCTGTAATCGAGGAATATCTGTGCCAGCTACCTTATTGACACCACCTGAGATCATATTTACAAGAGTGTTTAAAGCATCTCCAATAGGTAGAGCCATAGAACCAACTAATGCACCTGCTGGCCCTGCTAAAGTTCCACCAATTGCTGCACCAGGAACTGTTTGAGCCATGCCTCTAGTAACAATCTCTGCTGTTCTAGCTGCTGTGCCTTTTTCTTTTTTTGGCTCAATATTGGCCTCATCATATAGTTTCTTGGCAGCCTTATTTATTTCTGCCTCAGACATAGAGTCTGGAAACTCGACTTGACCTACTTTTGGGATGTCAATAATCATTCTACTTTTCCTGTAGCTGGATTAAACTTTTTAACATTGCCTTGTTTCATTGGTGCAATTGGAGTTACCCTGTAAAGATCAACAATATCTTTCATCTCAGGATTTTTGCCAACAATATCTAGTTTTCTGTTGTATTCACTAATACTGTATTGGGCTACTCTCTTAGATGCATTGGCAATTTGTTTAATTTCTTGTGCTGTTAAGCTATCAATATCGCCAGAGAATGCTCTTTCAGCCAATTTACCTTCGCTTTCTGTAATAGCACCCTCACCTCTCATTGACTTACGGCCTTGCAATGTAAGTTCAGCAAATCCTCTGATGGCTTGGCGAGTATTAGCAATAACTTCTTCTGTATCTTTGCCTGTAACACCCAAGACTTGACCAATTTGTGCTAGTTTTAACTGTGGTGTAGCTAATGGGCCAGCAATAATTTTGCCAGTATCTACTGCACCAATTACTCGATCTGCTGCATCAATTTGAATATTTGCACCTTGTGCTTGAATTTGTGCATCTTTTAGCATTGGGCCTACTTGTGCAACAATTCCTTCTCCTGTCTTTACAGTAACATTTGTTCCAGGAGTTTTCTTGGCCATATAATCTGTAAAAGAACCTTTGAATCCATTTTTAACGGCATATTCATATTCTTGAACTGATGATGGGGTTTTTTCTGATTTTGCAGTTAATTCTGCAAACTTTACAGGATCTGTTTCTGCTAAATACTGCATAACAGCAGGTTGTAATTTATTTAAATCAATGCCTTCTTTTGTTGGCAAATTAGCTCTTAATGCACCAACAGTTTCTACATCAGCCATGCCACCACCAAACTCAGGTCTAGACAACATCTCTAATTGAGATCCTTGACCTGTAGCCATTGGAATAGGCTGTGGAATTTGTGTTGTAGCACCCTTAATTAATTCTTGGTATCTTTTCTGAGCATCTTGTTTTTTCTTAAACTCAGCCAATTGCATACCAGTAACCATCTGCTTTAGAGTGCGATCAAAAGATTGGTTGTAGCCTTCTGATCCTGCTGCCAAAGCACCAGCCAAAGCCTCTTGTGTGCTTATAGGAGATCTTTGAGTTCCAGATCGAGCCAATAAAGCAATTGCTGCATTTAACAATGATTGCTGTGATGCATTGGATTGCATTCTCTGTTGTTCAGCAGGACTAATAAATGCAGAATAGTCTGGTTGCTGACCAAATAAAGCTGATAGATCAATTGCCATAATTTATCCTAGTAAAGAATTTGGATTTCTTGCTGCCATTCTTGGTTGCAGTAGATTTAACAATCCAGAGTAATCTACACCACCATAAGGATTGGTTTGTCTGCCACCAATCATCATCTGTTGTGGTTGTTGTTGTGGTTGTTGTTGCTGACCGCTTAATAGACCACTAGCCAATCTAGCACCTTGCAATGCCTGTCCTGCTGTTAAGCCTTTGCTTGGTAGGCCTAATGCTTTTGACTCTATCCCTGTTCCTGCCAATTCAGCAGGAGTGTAAGAATAAGATAGTGTCTGCATGATTGCTTCTGGACTCAATCCTTGTGCAGCTAATTGAGCCATATCTTGAGCTACCATTGCATCAATGCCAGCAGTAATCTGTAGATTTTGTGCTACTTGTGTTGGTGTCAAACCTTGGTTAATCAGGTTGATTGCATCAAATGCTTCTGTATATGGAAGTGCTTGTGCAATTGCTTCTGCTGCTGCTGCTTCTGCTCCACCAGCAAGTAATGTTGCTCCTATTGTGTCTGCTAAAGCACCTTCTCCAGCAAGAGTGGCTAATCCTGTTTCTGTAGCACCTACAAAACCTGCCTCTGGTGCTGCTAAAGCAAGAGCTTCTGGTGCTAAAAATGGAACTGCTGCTGCTCCTACTGTTACCCATCCACCAGGGATTTCTCTGCCTACAAACTTATCTACATCTGCCAATGCATTACCAGCACCTTGTGCAACATCTTCTACAGCACCAAGAATACCACCGCCACCACCATCTGTTCCTAAGACAGATGAAATAGGATCTGTAATGGCTGCAATTGGATTACCGCCTTGTGGCTTGATCTTTCTATCGCCAATATGCTCAAAAGCACCTTGTGGCAGATCTGGAATATCCATCAATGCACAAGCTCGATTATTAAATCTCATAGTTTGCATTCCACTAGTATTTGTTTATTGGTAAATCCAATTCTTTTCCATAATCTTGCTACTGATTCTCTTGCTGTTCCTTGAATTTTAGTAGCACCCATGCTTTTTAACAAAGCCTTAAATTTATCGGAAGTCTCTTTACTACTGATAAATTTACCGCCTATTGCTGTTACAAATGCGATTCTGTCATTTGGATAGTTTGCAAAAGCTACTACTACAGCACCGCATATTTTTTTATCTTCTTCTACAATAAATAAAGTCCAATTACCATTAACAATGTAGACCTTCATTTGGTCTAAAGTAAATTCTTCTACACCACTTAAATCTAGTGCAGGTTTTAAGTATTTTGCTATCTCCTCCCAATGTAGGTGAAGATAAGCTACATTGAGAGGAAAAACATTCATCAGAAGAAACCGCCTCCTAATAGACCGCCACCGATAGCACCCAAAGCAGGCAATCCATATCCACCACCAAATCCTAATGATGGGAATGCTTGACCTAGAGCATATCCACCTAAACCACCAGCTAATGCGCCACCTAATGCACCAACAGTTCTATTTGGTGAATATTGTGGCTGTGGAGCAGGAGTTCCAAATGATCCAAGAGGAGATCCATAAACAGACGATAGATAGCCAGACAATTGTTCGTAAGGCAGTCTCTGTTCGTAAGCATACCGAGTCATCTGTTCTTGTAGAGGTTGTGCTGCAATTGCCTCTCTCTGAGCACCGACTTGTGCCAATGTCTGCGATGGCAAGAATTGCTGACCATAAATCTGTGGTGCAGCTTGTGCAAGGTTTGCCAATTGCAATGCTGCTTGCTGTTGCAATCCTCTTTCTTGTTGGTATTGTGTTCCTGCAATATTGGCTGTAATGTCTCCTAATGCTCGACCATACTGCTCTGATGCTGTTCCCAATGCTCTTTCCATAGCACCAGAACCCAATCGACCAGATCGGCTATAAAGGCTAGAAATGCCTGGCAATACTGCTTGGCTAAATTGCTGTGTTAATGGCCTTGTGGCAGCTTCCATCATCTGTGCTTGATATGGATTAGCATTTAGATATTGACCTGCTGCTGTGCCACTTAAACCACCTAAAGACTGCATATAAGCACCTTGAGCAGCACCTAAGAATGGGCTTGGCATTCTTGCGATATTTTCTTGGGCTTGTAATGCTTGTAATGTTTGCTCTGATGGGCTTACATAAGTCTGACCAGGAAACATAGAAGGTTGCTGTCTTAAAAATAGCTCTTGTGCCTGTCGTAATCCTTCTGTTAGGAATGGTCGAATAGATGCATCAATCTGAGATGCATTGGCAGATGGAGCTCCAGGAGTAATTGGCTCACTAGGCAAAAACCGAGGAGCATTTACAATAGGGGGTTTTTGTGGATCAGGATTTGGCAAAGATTGAACTGGATCTGTTCCAGGTGCAAATGTAGGCAATGGAGTAAATTCACCTGTTTGTGGATTTAATCTGCCACCACCAGTAGCAAAATCATTGATATTTATCGGTAGACCGCCTGCCATAATTATTCCTTTATCCTACGATGATATATTTATAAGTCATGCCTGATACTGTATTAGCTGGATGGCTAATAGTGGCACTTCCATTGGTTACTGCTGAAATATAAGGTCTTGTAAAGATGTTGCTTGTGTATCCATTCGATGACAGATA